TAGGCAGCAACCGAACTACACAATAACATACAAGTGATACAAAGATACTTAATTATAGCATATCTCCTAACTGTATCTTAACTTTTTCTATTAGATCTTCTATGGATCCGTTGTTCTCTATAACAACATCAAAGTCCCAATCGTCAAGAGCAGTCTCACTAGGATGAGTACCTTTCTGTTCTCCTGGTCTAGTTACTTTAACTATAATCCCCCCTTTGCTTTTTATAGCTTGTGCTTCATTAGGAAAACGTGTATCAGTAATAAGCCATTGAGAACAGTCAAATCCATGTGGGGAATGATCTGAGTGAGTACACTCGTAGTCAGCAAACAGAGCGTTTACCCATACGTTCTCATGTAAACAATCTCTCATACACTCAGTACCTACTTTTTGTAAGAGCTCTCTTACTGTTAAAGGTACTTCGTATGTTTCATTACCTGTCATCCACGGAGCATCACTATTATAAAGTCTTGTCTGATTCCACTCAGGACCTAACTCAGTTTTCTTAAACTCCTGGTCTTCAAAGTCATGTACCCTAATACCCGTAAGTAAACTAGCTACTTCCTTTAGTTTACCAGCAAACTTCTTTATCTCCCAATCAGAGTGATAGTAATAACCATAAGCATCTGGATTACTATGTCCTCTAAGAAACTCTTCATACGTTCTATTCCTTTGCTGAGATGCTTCAGAACTTAAATACTGTATGATCTTACCAACTGTATCTTTCCCTGAGAAAATCTTGCCAGAGATGCCAATTAGATTCTGTTTCATTCTTCAGTTACTTTAAAGGGTATTCTTCCAAGATAACAGTCTTGAGTAAGCCCAAGGTGTTTCTTAAAACTATTAATACAACTCTGAATGTTATTAGACCCTACAGGATTATGACTATGAACAGCACATGTCTTTGGAGCGACATTATTATCCATACAATATTCTGTTAACCACATAGCACAGTGTAGACCAGTCTTTTCTTTATAGTCATCGTACTTAGGATCTTGGAAACCCTGAGCTAATACTTGAGCAAAGTAATCATTAGTATGTTCTTTACCTAAGTCATGGTCAAACGATATAAAGTCAGGTATACCATGCTGAGTTATGTATTCAACAAACTGATCATAATTTCTAACAACAACCCAGGGATGATATCCAGGTTTATCTTCTAATGGAGTACGTACATCATCAAGATATAAGCAAGTCTTTAGTTGTGTCATTTTCCTGTTGAACCGTGTCCGCCAGTTCCGCGTTCAGTTTCTGATAACTCATCAACAACCATAAACTCAACTAATGGTACAGGCATGATAATCAACTGAGCAATGCGATCACCTATTTTGTAAACAAGATCAGGTGACCATGGATTCTTTAAGTTAAATGTAGCCATAATTTCTCCACGATAGCCACTATCGATAACTCCTACACAGTTACTTAATACAAGATCATAATTACGTACAGAGGAACGTGGGAACACAAGTCCCACCATTCCTTCTGGTATTTCTACAGCAAGTCCTGTACCATATACTATTTGACCTTCTCTACTAGATGCGTCAACTGATGTAGCTACAAGATCTGCACCTGCGTCACCAGGCTTACCAAACTTAGGGGCTACTGCATCAGCATGCAGCTTTTTTACTTTTACTTTCATAATGATTGGATTATATGTAAACATTTGCTTTTAAAATCATCAGTATTAACTTGTATCATTCTTACTCCACACTTATTATAAAGAGCCCTACGAATCTCGTGGTCATTATCGTCCAAGTGCCAGACAAACTCAGTGTCACATAGATAGGTATACTTCCATTCCATGTTGGTAAATCTTACCTTCCATCTTGGGATTCCTAGTCTTTCAACTACTTCCCATAAATCATCTAACGTTGGTGGATAATCCATTGCGTACTTATGCAAGTGATTCTCGTCATAACGTGTTGTTACTACCCATACATCAATACCAGCATCCAGGAGCTCTTTTGCAAACTCCTGGACGTGTGGTTGACTGAGTGTACCATCAAAATCGATACTTACTTTTGTCATAATTATATTATTAAAAACCGAATAGTTCAAGCTGTCCTGTATTAGACTGCTTTATGTTTGAGATATTCTCTATCTCTTTGTTAATACTATCAATATAGAACTGATAGTTGATGTCATCTGGTGTCTCAGTGTCATCGTCAATAAGATTCATTTCAGTCAGTAACCATCTATCAGCAAGAACTTGGATAGCTCTACCAGATACTGGCTCTTTCTTTACAATCTTAGATCCTTTTGTACTAACATAGTATCTGATAATCTTCTGAAGCTTTTCAAACTTCTCTTCACCATCAACAATACTATACTTTTCAAAGAACCACTTACCCTTTGCTTTAGCTCCACCACAGAAGTCTAAGAAGTTGGTATGATTACGAACATAATCTTCAGGCTTAACTCCATTAACAAAGTACTCATAGATACCTTTTGGTATTACAAGAAAGCTTTTGTTCTTGTGCAACGTTGATGCACTCTTTGAACTTAATGCTTCCCATTCAAAACGACCTTTGCACTTTGGTGTCTTACCTTCTTTCTTGTACATGGCAATGTAGTTGTTTACATCACCAATAATCATCTTCTTGTACTCATCATGTTCAAGCTGAAGCATTGTCTTTTTTTCCCATTCAGCACATACAAACATATAAATGTCAACATACTTTTCAGGAATCATCATCTCAAGACCATCTGTGTTTTGCATTAATGGTTGACAATCAGGTATTGCTTCTGCTAACATCTCATACAACATCGATAGTTGTAGTTGACCGTTTACAGTAATCTGCATGGTCATCTGTGGATCATACAAGAAACTATTCTCATCATTACTCAAACCATAAGTAGAGTTTAAGATAATCTTGTATACATAGTTCTTTGGGTCTGACTTTGGTATCTTCTTTCTTTCTTCAAAAAACCACTCATACAACTCTAAGAAATCTTTTTTTGGGAGATGTGCTGGTGCAAAACCGTTTCTAATAGCAAGGTTAGGATAGAAAGATGTTACGTCACTTGACATAATAGTCCATCCTGGTTTTGCTTCATAGATACCAGCTTTTGTTGCACCATGGATACCGCCAAGACCATAGTAGCTATCAACTCCTTTGTAGGTAACCTTATAATCTAAAGCCCCTTTTGTTTCCACTACAACTTTGCTTTTAAAGAAGTTAAGTAGATTGTTAAACTCAGGTGTTTTAAAGCTAATATAAGGCAGTATACAGTCCTCTAGTATAATTTGTTTTCTTGGCGTGCGTAGTTTTTTAAGCACGCTTTTTTCGATGCCTAACTTATTTGTTAAGAAGTATGCAAACAACTCTTTCGATATGCGTGGCTCAGATGCAGATAGTAAATCAATCTTGTACTCTTTGCTTAAGCTAAGACGTAGATTAATCTGTTCTTTACTTATCTCCATGATGTTACGCGTACTCTCAACATCATTGACACAATAGTCTAATACCATTCGTTGAGTTTCCTCTGATGTTATAGGATCATTGTGATGATGTGGCATCTCAAGTACACTGAACCAATCCATACTATACTGAATCCACTTAAGACTACTCATCTTTGCAGGATTATCCCAGTGGTTAAGCTTGAATACATCGATCTGCTTGATAGACAACTTGTATGGTGCATAGTCAAGCATCTCTTTTAACTCTTGCTTATTGATTACTGTCTGAGCATAACCATAGATTATACGAGCAATAACTAAAGGTGAGAGACCTTTCCACTCTTGATGATTCTCAAGAACGTATTGTGTGATCTGACTGTCAAAGCCTAGACCGTTATATGATATATGATACTCTTTATTTTTAACGTTTTCTTTAAGAAAGTTAACGTAAGCATCAAAGTCATCTCTGAATTCTGATACCACAAAGTACTTACGCACCTTGTCATTCTTGTAATGGATGAAGACTGCGATGAAACAATTACAGATTGTCTCGTAGTCCATCACCCAGTGTGCTTTAGTTTTCATTATGCAAACATTCAGTTAAGCTGTTTCCCCGTGTATAGTGCATAAAAAATGGGAGAAGCAAAACCTCTCCCATTAGTACATTTTGGACTTAAACTATTTCTTTACTATCAAACCTCTATAATCAAAACTTATTGGTTGATCTTTGCTGCGCATTAAGTCAACAAAGTTTACTATCTCATCTGCATTATCAATGTAATACTCGTAAGATGATTCCATCAAACGTCTTTCTTCAGCAAAAGGAGTAAACTCTTCTGGATCTCCTGCTTTTTTCTTTACTGGTATAACTTTACCGCGGTCATCTAACTTAGGTAAGAAGTGATACTTTTGTCTTTTCTCTTTTGAGATGACAGCTAAGATACCTTGAGAAGGATCATAGATACATTCTGCGAAAGGACACTCCATGTTGATAGGAATCATACGAAAACTATCAAGTTCTCCCCACTTAGAGGAGATGATAAACATATTATTTGCCATAATGTTGGTTGGTTTTTACAAATTAAACAGCTTTTTCTAAGATCTCCAAATCTGCAGTAACTAATGTTAATGTTTCTTTGTCTTGATCATACTTATCACATAACTCACCTATATCAATAAGTACTCTAACATCAACATCAAGTAAACTTGCGTAGTGATCAAAGTGGTATTCAGGGTATAAGTATGAGTTAATGTATGTGCACTCTTTTGGTTCTTTTCTAAAGAAGTAAAGGATATCTAGTTTAGCATCCTCATCAAGCATAGAATATTTACCATCGATAAAGCACTTCCAGTCTCTTCTCTTCTTTGTAAAGTTAAAGATAAAGATAATCCTATCGTTGTACTCTTCTCTTGATTCAAATAAAGGGGAAGCTGTTAGTACAGCCTCCGCCTTCTTGAACGCAGCGGATTTATTCCCTGCTTTGTAAACAACAATCAAACGCTTATCTTTTACAGCATATCTATCTTTCCATGCTATATATACATTCTCAGGTTGAGTCATTGACTTACGATCTGTAAGAACAAACGGTAATAAAAATGTCTTTGACTTCTGAAAGTATCTGCTATATAACGATGGTATCTTGTGTGCGTCTATCATTGTATGTTGGTTTTATACTACAAATATACTTTTTTACTAGCAAGTTCAAACGGAAGATAGTAGTTTCTTTCTTCGTAATGCCACTTAGCTTTGTTTAAAGTATCCATCATTCGTTCAGTCCATGCAATAATACTCTCAGCAGATACACCAAAGGCATATGTGCAGTAGTTTTTATCGATAGCTACGAAGTTAAACTCAATAGTGTATCCAATAAGATGAGCATAGTTTTCATTAACTAACTGAACATAGATAGCAGCTTGCATCCAGTAATCATAATGCTCGATAGATCCATCAAAGTTAATAAGATCCTTTGATGTAGTCTTTAAGTCATTGATATAGATGATCTTCTTATTGTGATCGATAACTAAGTTGTCAATAATACCTTTAAGTCCAAACGGATAGTCTTTAAACTTATCGATATAGAACATCTTTTCGTTTACTGTCTCAATATTACCAGACATGCTATCTAAGTGTAAGCCTAGTAGATCACAGATATCTGCATGACTCTTGATAGTATTAACCGCTTCTGTACAGAATGTTAGAGTATCTTGATCGATTAGATCTTTGCCCTTCTTCATCTTTAAGAAAGACCAGTATACTTGATGGTCAAGTGTTATTATCTTATCAAGACGTTGAGCATCAGTCTTTAAGTTCTGAAAGTAGTTCATGTCAGCCATGATATCTAAGATAGCTCCACCAAACTGATCAAGCTCTTCTCTTGAATCATCTTGTAACTGTTGCTTATGTGCAAACACTCTATCGATAACCATCTTTGCTTTTGCAGCAGGTAACTCAGTAGGCATTACGATATAGTTCTTTGTAATGCTATCCGGTTCTAAGATCAGATTATGTATAAGCTTACCCTTGATAAGGTGATCAGCAACAATCTCTTCTCTTATACCATTGATATATACGTCCTTAAAAGACTTTGGACTCCATAGTAATCTGCTAAGACTACTGTAACTAAACTGAAAAGGCTTCTCATAGAAGCTATTCATTAACATTTGCTCTTCCATATTAGATGCCAGTTGATTCATTGTTGTGATCATGCTCTTCTTGTTTTGACCAGTATCCTTGCTGATACATATAGTTACGTATCTCAGCACCTGTAATCTTGTCATTTGTTGTTGACTCTATTCTTTCAAGAAAGCCAATCAAATCAACGCAAGCTTCTTCAATGTTTTTATTGTCCGCCATGTTTTTGTTGTTTAAGTTGTTCTGCTACCTCTTCTGGTAGATAGCCTAATAGATTTTTCTTTGGAAGGTACTCAAGTAGCTCATAGATAGCTGTTACATCCTGCATCGCAAAGTCTTCCTTCATCTGTTCTATAACAGCTTCAATAATTGGGTCTTCCATATTAACTGTATTTTTCTTCCATCATTATAAGAGCATCTCTTTTTGTTTGTGCTTTTACTGATGTACCAACTTTCTTTGAACCTACACTAGTTTCTAATACACCTCGCCATATTTTTGAGTTGAACCTATCTTGTTCTAGTGTCCATAAATCTCCACAGAGAGTTACTCTGTATATACCTGGTTTTACAAGAACAATACTTCTGTTGTCACTAGGTCTTAGTTTTTTTGTCTGCATTACAACATAACTTTCTAATAAGTCTGCTATGCGTTTTAACTCATGATGGATACCTGGTATATTTGTTGATATCAGCTTTTGACCCATCAGTGTCTCATGTAGTTGTGCCATAATAATTCTGTTTATTCCATATCACGACCATACCATTTACCTAGTATGTTTCCGTTATAGGAGTTAGTTCTTAATACGTCTAACTTAACTTGCCAAGCAAACTCAGCATATGTCAAGTACTTCTTTGTTTTGCATAGCTCTAAGATTTCTCTTGAGAAGTGCTCAACTCCGAGTAACTTAACATCTGCTGATAGTTCTTTGCTTGATCCATAATACTTTAACCAGTCAGACTCTTTCTTTATATACTCGAATGTCTTTCTCGTTTTTGTTTCTGCTTTACTACGAGCTGAGATTTTCTTCTTCTTTGTATGGTACAAAGACTTCTTACCTATATAGATCTGACCTGTTGTTAGATTAGTGATCTTATAGACGAATCCTTCTAGTTCATGGTAATTAGGAAGCTTATCAAGAGAAGTGATAGCTTTACGCTTGTGCATCCAAGTTGTTTGACTCATTATCTACTACGTGTTTTGTTATTAAAGGAACTAAATTGATCATTACTTCTCTAGGTCCAAAGTCTCTAATAGCATCAGCTAAATCTTTGCTCATCTTTAAATGAACATAAGGTATATCATAGTGCTCTTGATACTTCTTCATTGCCCGAAGTCCTGCCTCATCGTTGTCAAAGATAGTAATAATCTTCTTATATTGATTCTTATACTTATCAATGACTTCTTGCTTTATCATTGTGTTCTCAGAGTCTGGTGCAATCACATCGACACTAAGCTTTAATGATTTTAATGCCATCAAGTCTTTAAGACTAGAGGTAATAACTAAGTAATCATGTCCTTTTAGTTGCTCTGAACCTTGTATATAGTTCGCAACCTTAATAAACTTCTTATCCTTTACAGTGGGTTGGTATATCTTGTATACCTGACTGTCACTTGTAAAGTAGCCATACAAATGCTTGCCTAATATCTCAAGCTCTTTGTTTTGACCGTCTTCTTCTTTAGCCATAATGTAGGATTGTAAGGGCCTAACATTATGCTCATCAAGTAATCTACTGCCTATGTTAAACTTAGTCCAGTAGTATTGATCTGCTGTTGTCCAGGGCCGTGTAGTTGTATCTTTAACACGGTATTTACTATAGCTTTTAAACTCTTGAACATCAAAGCCTCCATTATTATGTAAGATAAACTCATTGTAATCTTCAATAATAGTTCCGCTTGCCTGTCCAAAGCTACACTGGTACAAATGCTTTACTAAATCAATAGCTCCTCCGCCTGTATCTGTTGAGAAGTCCTTAAACTTATAGATACTTTTCTTCTGATCAAAGTAGATACACATACTTGGTGTACGTTCCTTTGGATTGAAAAGACTCTTTACCTTAAGATCTTGACCAACAAGCTTATCAGGAAGCTTGCAATAGTGCTCGAATATCCATGTTGATGGTACGAGCTTGACATCTGAGATTAAGTTTTTTGTACTTAGCATAACCTGTTGTAATTAAAGGAGAAAAAAGAAGGGCAGAGATAAAATCCCCACCCTTTCTTACATCACCTAACCACTAATATTATAAGCTGAAATCGTTGTTTGGTTCGAAACCTGCAACCTGCTTATCTTCTTTTGGTTCACTAACATGTAGTGACTTATCAAAAGCAATAAGATCAGCTTCATTACCCTTTAACACATAAGCTTTCTTTCCTGTCTTATCATACGGTAAGAACAAGTCATATGCAGTATAACCTTTTGCATTCTTGTATCCGCTTGCTGCAATAGTGAATACCATTGAACGGTTAGCAAAGATCTTTGATACTGCATCAACGTGATCAAAGATAGTAGATGCTGCAATATTATCAACAGCTTCTCTAATAGGAGCACCTAAAGTGTTTGCTAAGTTGATAACTGCTTGTAAATACTCATTGTCACGCTTATTATTGATAGTCTTTGTAGTACCATCTGGCATATTACGAGTAACAGTGCTATCCTTCATTGGGTAAGCTTTGTACTTGATGCGACCTATCTGACCTAAGTGACGAGGGCTTGAAGGATCGTTAGGGTTAATAAAGAAACCTTGGAAGTTTGGATCTGTTACTGCTGGAGTTTCAATGTTTAACACTAAAGCAACTGAACCATCAGTATCAAAACTACGGTTCTTTGTTAACTGAACATTAAGGATACGTGCTTCTGTTGTTCCTGGTCCTACGATTGGGCTAGTCTTTGTTCCTTTTTCTTCTACTGCTGCAAAATCTTTTGTACTAATCATGATTGTTTTTGTTTATTATTGTTGTTTACATTAAATGAATACTTGGTCCCAATATGTTACCAGACCGGTTGGTGTCATCTCTGATACCATAAACTCTTCATCTCTTAAGTGAGTTGGTCTAGCCCCACATGAGATTTCATCTGTTGTTTTAAAGCTCAGGAAGTTTTGCTTTCCCTTGCGATATAGATACCCAATAGCATCTGAGTTAGATGTAGTGATACGCTTAAGCTTACCTGTTAGATCTAAGTCAAGAACATTTACTTCTGCTCCGTTCTTTTCTAACATTGTATCTTTAACGTGTCCAACTAAAATAATGTGAGGAGCAAGAGTCTTGATGTAATCAATAACCTTTGTGAATGCCTCACGTAACCACGGATAACCCGCGCCGTTTGGTAAGTTCAATAAGCTTGTATACTTAGGCTTACCTTCTGTTAACCAGTTCTTTCCCATTGAAGTCTTTCCATATAACTCTTCTGCGAATGGTAAACAGATGTCTTCAAGTGCAGTGATTGTATCTACTGCGATGTACTTATACGGTTTATTTGCTTTTAAGATCTGCTCACCGATGGCTTTTATGTCTCTAACAGATGTTGCCTTGATCTTTAATGCATCAACATAGTCAGTACCACTCTCAAGGTCTAAGATTAGACAATCAGGTAGTCCTGCTAGTAACTCAGTCTTGCCAACTTTTGGCTTTGCGAATATAACAAGATTCTTTGGATTCTTTACTTCAGCTTTAACTTTATCTATAGGTAATGTGAACTCTTCCATTATTTGCTTCTTTTTTGTTTTACTTTATTTATTGCTTGATTAAGATAATCTTTTGAGCTTATTGGCTCACACTGAATGATTGCAAGCAAGTCAAGTACACTAAGGTTACTATAGTGTTGGTCTTCTGCTTTGAAATCATTTGATGATAACTGCTCTAACTCAAAGTCAAGCGATGCTTGTTTTGGTAGTTCAGGTTCATCTTGTAACGGTGCATATGCATGCTGTACTCTTGTTGCGCAAGACTGTTGTACAGTAGATACCGAAGATCTTGTTAGATTAACTGGTATAAGATCTATTAAAGGAACACTATACAATCTATTCTCTACGGCATCTGGTAAGTTATTAGCGTTAACATTTGCTAATGGATACTGTTCCCAGTAAGCACAATCTGTATCTACAGTAAATAAGATGCGCTCATCCATTGCCACATAACCTTTCTTATCATCTGAAGACTTCAAGATCTCAAAGAAGAAGTTACGTCTAAACTGATTACCATAGATATTTACTGAATCTAGGTCTGTTGTGGCGTCATGCCAAATAGTTTTAAACTCAACCTTTGCGTTTGGGAAACCATAGTCAGCTAAAGCATCTTTGTGAAATTGTGTTAGCTTACTATACAACTGTTTCTTCTCGTCGATAGTCATGTTTGTTTTACCAAGTACATTCGGGCCTAAGTCAGGCACTGCTTTTGGGACTGAGTTCAGTATACTAAACTGTCCTTTTAATTGATTCATCATATTTATTAACATTATTAAGGATTTACTACTCTTCTTCTAGTACTGATAGCATCAACATCTCTATCAGGTTCAGGACATTCAATAAACTTGTTAGCTGCAAAGTCACCCCTAAAGAATAACACAGCATCTGATTTACCATCTCTAGCTTTTAGTACGTGAACAGCAACGTGGTCTTGTTCTACTTTGTACTTATTAGGGCCGTAAATCATTAGGTTCTTTTCAAAAGGTCTGTCTAGTGCAAGCATTAAGTCAGCATGGTTATACAAAGCATCACCACCATAGATATCTGATGTATTAGGATAGTTACCAGCCTTACCTGGTTGACGTCTCTCATTACTCTCGATATCTCTGTTCATCTGATTAAGAACGATAAACAAGCATGGTATTGCTTTCTTTAACTCAGTCATCATAGTACCAAGGTTATGGAGCATTGCAAGCTCACTCTTCTCAGTACCCATCATTACAAGATAACTATGGTCAATAGTGATAATCATTGGCTTACGATGCTTCGTCCACATGGCAAGTATATATGCTCTAATATTAGAGACAGTACACCTCTTTGTAATGACAAAGATCTTATCAGCACCTCCTGATTTTTCTTTCTTGTAGTCTACATAACCTTTAAGAAAGCTGACAACACTGTCATCAAGTTTCTTCTTTGCACTAGCAAGTTCCTTTACGGATAAGTCTTCTGACTATACTCTCTCAAGGCAATCTTCTCGTCTGTCATCTCAAACTGAAAGTCAAGTACGATAAAATCCTGTGTTGGGTTTAAGTCATGAACACTTCTTGTTAACTCAAGCATGAAGGTAGTCTTACCACCTCCTGATCTGGCAGCAACAACAGAGATAGTTCCCCACTCAAATCCTCCCATGGTCACATCGTTGATTGTGTTCCAAGGTGTTTTGACTGATTTGATCTGTCCTGTTTTGCGCTTCTCAATGTAGTCTAAGCCCTTTTGGTTTATGACCGATAAGGGTACTACGTCGTCTAAAATGTCTGTTAGTTGTGAGCTCATAGGAAGATAAAAATACGAAAAAGTTACTGCATTTACAACTAGTCATGAACATATCCTGATGACAAAACTTGACCATCTGTGTCACGAAGACTCTCGATAGTAGAAGCTAGTTCAGATACTCCATCTTTCATTATAAAGTAGGTTGAGTTTTTCATATAAGTATGTCCATTTGCACTACTCTTAAACGTATTTGCATACATCTCAGTAGCATCAAGCACTTCTTCCCAGGTATAATCAGGATACTTTTTAAAGAAGTCATTAAAACGTTTCTTTAAATCAGTTGGGCTAGTACGTAGTACTCTTCCTGATACTGCACCTTTTGGGAAATAGTCTCGATAATCAAGTAACAGGTCATCTACCTGCGGGTGTTTCATCTGGCTTGTTATAACGACTTTCTTCTTTGGCTCAATCTGAGCATAGAACTCATCTATTATTTTTATACCAGACGGGGTAATAGCTCCTTTATCTGTCATGAATCCTTTCAGTATTAACGCTTTGTCAATATTAGGGCTATCAATAAGATCAGGGGGAGGTATAATACCCTTGTGTCTAAAATCTAAGTAAACAAACTGATTCAGTGTTAGACGGTTAAGAATCAGTGGTGTCCAGAGGTTTATAATCATAGGCTACTTTTGTTTAGGTTATTTGTACAATATTTAATATATTATTATGTAGAGATTCTCTAAAGGGGATGCAAAGATAATGCTTTGATTCATATCTCCAAACTACTGCTTAACGCTATTAAAAACTTTATATAATATGGCAACATTAAAATACTATGCTCAGAAAGATGCTTTAGGGTTTCCAATCCCTGGTACTATGATGGGTACTACTGGTAAAGTTCCAGCTAATACTCTAGAAATATCTAGTGCTACAGTTTTACCAACTCATCCTGATGGTTTAAAGTACGTTGTTCGTACAAACAAAAAAGGTGCTATTATACCTAATTCATTAGTAGCTGTACTTACGGTACCAAAAGGTAACATCTTAGACGTTACAGCAGCAGGAGCAGAGTCTTTATTAACAGAAGATAACTTTAGTCTAGTTGCAGAAAACGAAGACTTAATCACACTATAACATTTAACATATATTAAACATGGCAAATAAAAAGATTAGTCAATTAGCTTCAGCATCTGCCCTAGCAGGTACAGAAGTATTACCAATAGTACAAAGTGGTACTACAAAAAAAGTAACAGCTCAAGCTATTGCAGATTTAGCATCAGGCGGAGGTTCAGCTCCATCATTTGGAGTAACTGCGAATGGTATATTAGGAAGTGATATTACTGCAACTTATGTACAAAAAGCTTCTGTACCTAAGACTGTTAACGGTGTTTATACTACAGAAGTTGGTAACTATGCATCATTTAGTTTTAATGCTGCTGGTTCAAATGGCTACGGTGGATATGGTGGTAGTAGCGTTAGTACTACCGCAACAAATATAGCTTTTTATACACGTTATATTGGTGATCTTTACATTACTGGATCAACTGTGGTTACTACTTTTTCTTTTCCTGATACTATTGCTCAAGATAGTCCAATGAGTGGTATTAATTTTTCAGGTGCAGCATTAACAACTGTTAACTTTCCACTACTACAAGTATGTAAAGGTATTTCGATAAATAACAATAGTCCTGCATTAACAACTTTAAACTTTTCATCATTAACGGATCTTTCTTCTTATGGTCAGATACAAATTAATGGTGTAACAGCTATAGCTGAGATTGGGCCATCAAACTTTCCGCTATTAAAACAAGCTGCTCTTTCTATTTACGAACCTGGTTTTTTACAAGTAATTAATCTACCATCAGCTATTCTTTGGAAATCAGTGTATCATGTAAGTAGTGGAATGGGTTCTGGAGCATCGGTATTAAATACGTTACGTGTCCCAGCTATAATTAATTATGAGAGTGCTTATGTATCTTATAATGGACATTCTCAGTTAGCTAATGTGGTTTTAGGTACTATTGGTACACTAAAAACATTAGGTCTTTCTTGGGGTCCTGCAAATATTAACTTCCAAGATTGTGCTTTAACACAATCTTCAGTTGATGGCATTTTAACTTTACTAGCTAGTTTAGATGGTACAAATGGTACTGATCCATCTAACAATGGTACAATTAATTTAACAGGTGGTACAAATGCAGCTCCTTCATCCACTGGTTTAGCAGCAAAAGCTATACTATTAGGTAGAGGG